GGATGAGGTGCCGTGTATTGTGCTGGATCATTTGAGTGAGGCACAGCGCCGGGCGTATGTTATTGCTGATAATAAGCTGGCACTCAATGCCGGATGGGATGAGGATTTATTAAAACTTGAACTCAGCGCATTGGATAAGATTGGTTTTGATTTATCGGTGGTTGGTTTTGATGCGGATGAGTTGTCCGGCCTGGTGATTGATGAAGATATTGCCGGCGGTTTAACCGATGAGGATGATGTACCAGAAGTGCCAGAAGATCCAATATCAAAGGTTGGCGATATTTGGCTGCTTGGTGAGCATAGGGTTATGTGTGGTGATTCAACTAATGGTGGTGATGTTGCTTTATTGATGAACGGAACCAAGCCAGATTTAATTCACACAGACCCACCGTATGGGATGAACGCAGTTACTAAGTCTGGCGTTTTATCAAAGAATTACAAGACAGACATTATGGGAGATGACAACCCAGATGTGGCAAAAGATACTTTTAATCTTATTTATAACATTTACCCAGATGCAAAACAAATTTGGTGGGGTGCTAATTATTATTCAAGCGCTTTGCCAGATAGTGAGTGTTGGTTGGTTTGGGATAAAAACAATGGCCAATCAGACCAGACAGATTGCGAATTAGCTTGGGCAAATTTCAGAAGTGTTGTAAGGCAATTTACACAAGCATCTGAGAAAATAAACAGAGTGCACCCAACTCAAAAGCCAGTTTCATTAGTAGAGTGGATAATAAAACGATTCAAATTAGAGTCAAAGACTATTGCTGATTACTTTGGTGGTTCTGGTTCAACATTGATTGCGGCAGAAAAACACAATATAGATTGCTTCATTATGGAGTTTGACCCATTATTTACAGATGTGATTGTTAAAAGATGGCAAGAATACACGGGCAAGATAGCAACACACGCTGAAACTGGCGTGTGCTTTAATGAGGTTGCAGATGCAAAGTAGGTGGCATAGTGCGATTGAAAGTTTGACCAATGTGGCGATTGGTTATGGCGTGGCGCTGGCTTCGCAGTTGTTGATTTTTCCATTTTATGACATTGATATTAGCCTGCAAGACAACATCGCCATTGGTGTTTGGTTTACTTTAATATCGTTGGTGCGCTCGTATGTGATCAGACGTTATTTCACCAAGAGGACTGAGCGTGGCTGATCAAACCTATTCGATTGAAACCATTTCAAAGTTGTTAATGTTATCCGAGCGCCGGTGTCAGCAGTTAGTGGGTGAGGGGGTGATCCCCAAACAAGGGCGCGGCCAGTATGACTTGGTGCAATCGGTGCAGGGGTATGTGAAGTTTTTGCGTGAACGTGCGTTTGGTGGGGTGGCCAACACTGATCAGCATGGTGAGAAAACTCGGCTGATCACAGCGCAGGCCAATATTGCTGAGATGAACGATGCAGAACTTCGAGGCGATTTGCTTCGAGCGGATGAAACCAAACGGGCAATATTTACCGCTGCACGCGGTGTGCGTAATTCGTTGCAGACGGTGGCGGATAGATTGTCGCAACCATTGGCCGGTGAGGATGATCATCACGAAATCCACAGCATGATTGAGGGTGAGATTAATCAGATCTTGTTTGATATGGAAAGCGAGTTTGCTAAATTAGTGAGTGAGCCGGTAGAGATTGAAATTAAAAATGAAACAGAAACAGATACCAACGGTTGATGTTAGTGGTGAGCGGTTGGCACTCGATGCCATCGTTGCCGGATTAAAACCTGATCCGCAAGAGCCGATGAGTGAATGGGCGGATGAGTATCGTTTGCTTGGTCAAACTTATGCGGCCGAGCCTGGTAGATGGCGCACCAATCGCACACCGTATTTGCGTGAGATCATGGATGCGTTTTCGCCATCATCGCGTTGTGAATTTGTTACGATTATGAAAGGCGCACAGCTTGGATTTACTGAGGCATTAACCAACATGATCGGCTACATTATCCACCGCGCACCAGCGCCGGCAATGATGGTGCAGCCAACTCAGAACTTAGCAAAACGATATTCAAAACAACGCTTAGCAACGATGATCCAAGACATGCCAGTGCTTCGTGGATTGGTGGCAGATCCACGCGCAAGGGATAGCGGCAACACCACCACCTCAAAAGCATTTGACGGCGGTGTGTTGTTTATTGCTGGTGCAAATAGTGCGGCGGATCTAAGATCGGTACCGGTGCGATATTTACTACTCGATGAGGTTGATGCCTATCCGTATGACTTGGACGGTGAGGGCGATCCGATTGAGTTGGCCGTAAACAGAACAAAAACCTTTGCACGGCGCAAGGTTTTAATCGGATCAACACCAACGGTGAAAGATGTGAGCCGTGTTGAGCGTGAGTTTTTAAAAGGTGATCAGCGCAAGTATCATGTGGCATGTCCGCATTGCGATGGAATGCAAGAGTTGTATTGGCAAAACATCAAATGGAGCAAGGACGCAAACAAAGTACCGCGTCCGGAAACTGCTGTGTATATGTGCGAGCATTGCGCCGGAGTTATTACAGAAAGTGATAAACTTGAGATGTTGCAACACGGTAAATGGGTAGCCACCAAGCCGGATAATAATTACCGAGATACTCGCCGATCGTATCACATATCATCGCTTTATTCACCGTGGGAAAGTTGGGCAAACTTGGTACAAAAATGGCTTGATGCACAGCAAGATCCACACCTTTTAAAAACATTCATTAACACGGCATTGGGCGAGTGTTGGGATGAGGAAACCAACCGCGTGGACATGAACGATTTACGCAAAAAAGCAGAAGAATACCCATTGCGCCAATTACCAAATGGTGCGCTTATTGCCACTTGCGGTGTGGACGTGCAGGACAACAGACTCGAAGCGGTGATTTGGGCATTTGGTAAAGATGGGCAGGAAAGCTGGGTGATTGATTATCAAGTATTTTTTGGTGATCCGGCATCGCCTAAACTTTGGGCAGAGCTGGACGAATGGTTGTTGCAAGAGTTGGATCACGAATCCGGCTCGAGTGTGAATCTATCCGCAGTGGCGATTGACACCGGCGGACACCACACACAGATGGTGTATGATTTTTGCCGACTTAGAAAGCACCGTCATGTGATTGCCATCAAAGGACAATCGACTCGCAACCGACCGGTGATCGGACGGCCAACCAATCAAGACATTTCCATTGGCGGTAAAACCATTCGCGGTGGTGTGCAATTATGGCCGGTGGGATCGGACACTGCAAAGAGCGTTTGGTACGGTCGATTCGGTATTGAAAGTGGCGCAGGTCTTGTGCATTTTTCTAAAGAATTGGACGATGAGTTTTACGCTCAATTAACTGCTGAAAAATTAGTGACTCGTTATCACAAAGGCCATCCACGTACTGAGTGGGTCAAGCCATCGCATCGGCGCAACGAGGTACTGGATTGCTCGGTGTATGCGTTGGCGGCGGCATACCATTTGGGCATGAACAAGTGGAGTCAGAAAGATTGGCAACGATTAGAGGATATTGTTGAGCCTTTTATTAAAGATTTATTTGATTCTAAGCCTGATAAAGTTAAAACTGAGTCAAGAAAAGACGAAAAAAACATTAATATCCAACCAAAAGTTACACAAACACAGCGCCCATTAAGACCGAGAAATAAGAAATCCGGTGGTTTTGCAGCGCGTTGGTAAATTAGTTTTAAATTGGGGTTGACATTTGAAAAAATGTTACGACACTAACACCTAGATATAGTAGTTTTATATTTCAAAAACACTAGATATAGGGATTTATGGCCAATTTATTTGACTCTACAAACTACCCAACCACTGAGCCGAGCGATATTATTGCCGGTGATCGTATCGCTTGGAAGCGTAGCGATTTGGATAGTGATTATCCAATAGCTTCTTATTCATTAAAATATTCAGCGCGTTTAGAAAACGCCGGCTCAACTGAGATTGAGATCACTGCAACAGAAAGCGGCAGTGATTACATCGTGGAAGTTGGCCAATCAACAACAGCAGCCTACACCGCAGGTGTTTATCACTGGCAAGCGTACATTATTCGTACCTCAGACTCAGAGCGTATCACTGTTGACAGTGGCACTTGGGAAGTCAAAGCCAACCGTGATGCTGCCACAACCGATCCTAGAAATCACGTCAAAAAGGTATTGGACTCCATCGAGGCCACCATTGAGGGCAGAGCTTCAAAGGATCAAGAGTCGTATTCTATTGCTGGTCGCTCATTAGGGCGCACGCCGATTGCTGATTTGATTTTATTACGTGATAAATACCGTACTGAATACGTGCGCGAGCAACGAGCAGAGCGTGTTGCTAATGGTTTAGGCCACAGTGGCATTATTAAAACAAGGTTTTAAGTATGAATTTTTTATCCATTTTTAGAAAACACAAAAAAGCCGTTGCCAAACGTGCGTATTCCGGTGCAAAGATTGATCGTTTAACGTCAAGCTGGACGACTACATCGCAAAATATTAACAAAGATTTGCAATCCGGTGGCAAGGTATTGCGCGTTCGAGCGCGTGATTTGAGTATCAACAATGATTATGCGCGTAAGTATTTGCAGATGTGCGTGTCAAATGTGGTGGGTGCAAAGGGTATGGTTTTGCAGGTTAAATCCAAAACCGCTAAAGGCAAACTCAATCAAAAGCACAATCGAATTGTCGAACAAGCCTGGACAAAATGGTCAAAGGCCAATAATTGTGCATGGGATGGTCGTTTGTCATTTGTGGAAATGCAACGCTTATTTATTGAAACCGCTGCACGCGATGGCGAAGTGTTAATCCGCATGGTGCGTGATGATTCGCAGTTTGGTTTTAAATTGCAATTTTTAGACTCTAATCGTTTGGATGAAAACCTAAATAAAAAACTAAATAACGGCAATATCGTTCGCATGGGTATTGAGTTTGATACCACTGGCCGTGCGGTAGCGTATCACTTATTGGTTAATCTTGAAAATGAAGCCACCGCCGGTGCAAGGTATGAGCGCATTGATGCGGACAATATCATTCACGCCTTTATGGGTGAACGCCCAGAGCAAATTCGCGGTGCAACGTGGATGGCCAGTGCCATGAGTAGGCTCAATATGTTGGGTGCTTATGAAGAAGCCGAGCTGGTTGCAGCAAGAATTGGCGCATCTAAGATGGGTTTTTACACCTCAGAAGCCGGTGATTCGTTCATTGGTGATAGTGAAGATGATCAAGGTTATTTGTTAGATTCAGCCGAGCCGGGTGTGTTTTCACAACTACCGGCCGGTACCAACTTTACTACTTTTGATCCTACCCATCCAACCAGTGCATTTAAAGATTTTAACAAAGCAATTTTGCGCGGTATTTCAAGTGGTTTGGGCGTGGCGTACAACTCACTCGCGAGTGATCTCGAGGGCGTTAGCTTTTCAAGTATTCGATCCGGCACCATTGAAGAACGCGACCAATGGCGTGTGAAACAAAA